AGCGGTAGACGTGTGCGCCCCATACGGACACAACGTCGGCACTGTTTGACCGGTTAATGATACGAACCCGGCCCGTCGTTGGATTATCGTTCGATATTGTTTCGAGCTGCCAACTGCCTGTAAACGTGATTTCGTTTTCTGCCGCACCGTTGGTGTCTAGCTCCAGTTCGATCGTTTCTCCCGCAGTACCCTTTAGCCAGATGGCAAAAGTACACTTGAAATTCCTAGCCGCTGTGAAAACCTCAGAGAGGCGACTGTTCGTGCCTACCGAGAACCCCGAATAAGTGGAGGCGGTGGACCCGCCTAATGGGTCGGTCGCCGTTGAGCTGTCTAGTGTAACACCAACGTTGCCAGACCACTGCGAAAAGTCCTCACTGTAATCCGCCAAATTGTGTGGTGCCCAGACGAGGTCGCCTGCCGAGTTGACCATCGTGGAGTTACCGGTAGTACTGTAGGTAAGATCGGGACTGCTTCCAATGAAGGCGTCAGCGAAGGTCACAGGCTGATCAGCAAGTCTGTACTGCTGATTTACAAAATCAATGCCTACAGCCGCTTCGACATTATTAACAGCAAATTTCGTTAAACTGGTTGCTCCGGAACCAAACTGAAAGCTGTTAAACATTAACGTACCACCACGTCTGAAACTGCTATCAACGATGTAGCAGCATCAAGTACAATCATAGATATTACCATATATTCACCTGCTGCTCCGTTAAGCGCAGGCGCTGTTCCTGAAGTGTGCTTAAAAGTTGCGCCTGCTAATGACAGTGATGCGCTTACTGCGTCTTCTACAATAAGCGTAAGCGGAGTGCCGTCGGCAATATCAGTTACGTTTGATAATGTTACTGTAGTTGCGCCGGATGCTGTTACTTTAGTCATCTGCTTTGCTGACACGTCCCAGCTATTTGTTAAATTTAACGACGGTGTTGATATTCCAGTTACTGTAATATTATCAACTGTAGCAGTCGTTACATCTAAAGAATCAACATTTAGCCTCGGGCCTATAATTAGCTCCGAACTGTCTGTAGTTTCAATTCTGCTAGTATATACTATTCCGCTTACAGTAACATCACCAGTTACGTCTAAAGTTGTGCTAGGCGAATCATTAAAAACACCTACTCTACGTTCACTTGAGTCAACTGTAATTGCTTCAATTTTAGCACTACCTTCGGTAATCCTAATACTAAAGTCATGATTTTGTCTTTCAACATCTATATGACTTTTAGTTGTAGCACCGTCTGTTTTTAGTGTAGCATACTTAGAATCTTGATAGCCTACACTTACTCCGCTTGGTCCTTTAACAAACAACCCTGCTTCGATGTTTTGATCGACTAAATTGTTACCGCTATCACGCTGATTAACTCTAACAAAACTTGCCGGAGTATAAGTATCTGTGCCATCTACAAACGAGCCTGCTTGTGTAGCAGTACCGTGAAACTTGTAATTAGCAGTGTCAACTGGATTAAATCCTATTTCAATTTGTGTGCCTGCTGTCCAACCCGCTGGAGTAGTTGCTGTATTTGGTGTAAATTGTACAGTACTCCATAAGCCTTTTAGTACGCCCGCAACATAATGTCCTTGTACTACTCTGTTAACACCTGTAGTGTCGACAATACTAATTGCTTCGTCGCCTGTTTTGCCCTGTGCTTTTGTATAGTTTGGTCCTACAGTTACAAAGGAAGTGCCGTTGTAAAACTTTAGCTGATCTACGCTTGTATCTACAAACAAATCACCTGTGTCTACATTAGACGCAACATCACCAACTACAGTGCCAGTAGCACTAACAAACGAATCACCGTCGTATACTTTAAGTCTGTTTTCAGAAGCATCATACCAAAGCTGGCCTTTAATAGCATTTTCTGGTGCTGATGTTGACGAAAAGTTTTCAAGTAACTTTACTAAGTTCTCGTTTAGTGCTTCGCCAAAACCAGCATAGTTACGGCCAATAAGTGAAATATCAACAGTAGTAGTATCAAGGGTGCCATCTACTAAGTCAGTTAATATTGTACCATCTGTTTTGTTTATTCTATATGCCATTAATTAACTCCTGTGTAGATAATGTAATTCATCGCCAAGTAAGGGTTAGTAACATCAAGAGCTTCGCCAAGTGAAGTGCTATTTACTCCGCCGCTTGTTGGAATTTTCTCACTTGTTTCAGAACCAATTTCAAAATCACCCGACAGTACACCTGACGGAAGCGACGCTTCTTTGGTTTCTCTAAATGCGTAAAACTGCTGACCAGTTTCAGAACGCATATCGTGCTCGTGTTCTGGCAGATTAGATACACCTATTGTAGTGTCTTCGCTACCGCCTACAGCACCTAGTGTACTTGCTGCTGTGTCTGTTACTCTATTATCAGTCGAAGCAGGTGTTGTGCTGCCCATGTTGTAAAGCCCTAATGGGAATCTACCACGTAGATCAGGTAGCGCAAACTTGCCAGTGCTTGGTGTTGGATCATAAGTGTACCCCAAAATATCAAACAACGCAGCATAAATCGCAACTTCTAGCTCTTGTCCGTTACAGAATTTCCATCCTGTTGGTTCTGCTGCGCTTGGCCAAATCATCATGCCGCCAACTGGGCTAATGCCTGGAATATTTTCAAACAGTGTTTGCTTGGTTACCTTACGAAGACCTACGTCTGCGCCGTCGGTTCTGTCAATAAGTATTAGATCGCTATCTAAGCTGTTCGTAGCCTGTGTTTTAGATGTAATAAAAGCAGGTGCTACAGTAAGATCAAACTGTTTGGTGCCGCCTGCTCCGTTAAACTCTTGAGAAACAGTTTCAACGTCGCCTGTCAGTTGGAATGTTGTAGAGTTTGCTAGTCGTGTAGCAGTGCCTGCGTTTCCGGAAACAGACCCGGATACTGTTCCTTCGAGATTACCTACAAACTTACTAGCATATACGTGCTTCCAACGCTTGATAGAGTTACCAATATTTCTTGCGTTGTCTAAGTCAGGTACAATAACATCACTTGGTAAGTTTGCTGTTCTAGCATGTGCATCCGGAGCTGTTGCTAAATCAAGGTTACCAATTTCGATTGCTTCTTTAAATGTTGCTCCGCCGCCTACGTTAAGATCTAACGCAACGCCGATGCCGCCTTTTGCTACAATGGAGCCAGTACCAAAAGTACTAGACGCTGTAGTATCTGTTATTTCTAGTGCGCCGGATGCTTTAACATCACCTACTACTTCAAGAGCAGCGTCGGGCACTGTTGTATTAATACCAACTTTTTGGTTACTACCTACAGATAGTACTGTATTAGTCGTGCCGCCTTCTTTAGTTTTCAGCTCAATATTACCACCTGCGTTATTATGACGAATAACACCAGTAGTAGACGACATGCTAATTGAAAGTTCTCTGTTAGCACCGATCTTAATGCCGTCAGCATTTTGAATATTTAACGGGCTTGACGATGTAGACTCAGTATCGCCTCTTAAGAAGTTACTTGCTGATACTACTTTGTCACTAACAATAAGGCTTTCTGCTTTTTCAGCAACGCCAAAATACTTAACATTGTTAGCATTATCATTGTCTGTGTCTCTAGATGCCAAGTTAAAACCAGGCTTAATAGTTTGACCAGCAAAGCCGTTAATAAACAACTTAGGTGTAAATGTATTAAAAGCAATAATAGCAACAGTACTAGCATTTACTTCCATTTTAATAACATTGTAAGTGTTATCATCAGTACCTACTAGCTGCTCAACGTTAACTCCAGTTGTTAAACCTTCACTAAACTGCGGACCTACTAGGATCCATTCAGTGCCAGAGAACAAATATAGCTGCTGTTTTTCTTTGTCAACCCATAAGTCGCCAGTTACGCTATCTGCTACTGCTGGTATCGCTGCTGCTTTCTGTAGGCCGCCGGCACTTGTAAATTGTGTGCCGTCATAAATTTTAAGTTGTCCGTTAACGTTATCGTACCACAATTGACCTTCTACAGGATTCGCAGGCTCTAACGGAGACGCAAAGTTTTCAAGTAACCGAACTAGGTCTTCGGCAATAACTTGACCGTATCCTAAAGAGTTTTTACCCGGAAGCTTTAAACTTGTCTCGGTATTAATTGTGTTGTCTTCAACAGTAATCGGATTCTTTGCACCGCTGTCTGCATAGTCAATAGTGTACGCCATTTTTAATCCTCGCTAAAGCCAGTTAGACTCTGTACTCTTACTGTGTAATCAATTTGAATTAATCTGTTCAAGCTTTTCTGTACAGGGTGGAAAATTACATGTGTTAGTAGTCTACCGGTTCCGTCCGGGCTGTATGCTCTAAGACCTAATTCGTCAAAGATAAAAGCGCTTTCTGTATTAGAAGCATTATCAAAAGCATCTTGGCCTTCTGGCTCACCGTAGTCTAATAAACAAGTAACTAATACGTCAGTGTAGTTTGTGCCACTAACGTGTCTTGTTTCTATTTTGTTTCTAAACGGATCAGTGTTATTGGCACTTCTATCATCTACAATCTTAGCATAAGTTTGATTGTATAAATTAGCATTAGTGCCAGTGCTGTTTGGCGTTAGGTATGTAATAATACCAGTTGGGTCAACACTTGTGCCGCCGTTGCCAAATGCCATTTGGTATATAAAACCACTGCCGTTATTTCCTAAGCTTTCAGCTAGCGAGATACTCATGTTCTCATAGTGAATAGCATTTCTTTTATTAATTAAAACATCGCCTGTAGCAGGGTCATGAATCTTAATATGACCTTCTAGTAGCACGCCGTTTAAGTCGTTGAATGTGTTCATAATTGTGTTCCTATTAACTATATTTATCAGGGTAAATCCACTGGCGTCGAACGAAGAAACTTAGCTATGTCTGTTTCACTGTCTGCTAGCGTTTTATTTGGATCACTCCAGGTTCTGCCTTTCTTTCTAACTACAACAACCGTTGTATTTTCTATAGGCGCTGTTGTCAACGACAATATATTGTTGGTTACTGTAAACTCTGCCGGTAGTGTAATGTCGCCTTCTGGTGAATCCATAGCATTGTCAACCTGGTAAGAGTCTAGCGTTGTCTTACGCATTCTCTTACCTGCGACAAATACATCAAACTCGTTAACACTGTCGGGTGTAAAGTCTAGTGTGTAATCTGTAGAAGTTCCATCAGCTGTAAACTTAGTTGTGTAAACTTCGTCCTTGTAAGGAATGTTGTTCTTACCGCTGAGCTCCATACCAACTGTACTTTCAGCATATACATCTTTAATGCCTGTGCCAAGTGTACCACGACGTAGATTCTTTAGAGAGTTGCCATCTTTAATAAAGTATTCAATTCTCTCGCCTTCAATCCAAACAACGCCTGGGATGCCGTTAACACTTGGTGTTGTTAGCGCACTAGCATCACTTACTACAATTTCTTTATCGTACCAGTTAAGAGCGTTACTTAGAGTAAATCTCTTGTCAACGTCAAAGTTCTGATAATGCGTTCTGTTAAGAATGTCTTTAAACTGCTGCCACCCAAAGGACTTAATCAACGGATCAGCAGCAAAGTGTACAACAATGAACTCGTCGTCTGGTGCTACAGCGTTAGCAAGTGTTATGATTTGCTTGCTATTGTCTAAGTAGTAATCACCGTTAGGTACTAGTAGTACACCATTTTTACTAACCCAAACATACTGCGAATCATAAGCAGGTGAATCAAGTTCAATCTTGCCTCGCTGTATATTAGATAGTCTAGCGTATTCAGCAGTGCCTTCAGTTAAGTCTCTATCCTTAACTTGTATACGCTGCCATTCGATGTTTTTATGATCGTGGTTTGTAAATGTAACTACTTTAATGTCTGTGCTAGCAGCATATGTATTACTAAACGTAATAGCTGTGTTGTCAGCTACAAAGTCATTGCCTGTATCAAAGCTACCAAAAGAATAGTCGCTGTTGTATCTCACATACACTTCTAGTTCAGTGTCAGCAGTTAATGTTACAGAACTAGCTAGGACAACTGTGCCCGTTGACGGTTCCCAAGTAAACTGTGTAGTTGGTTCTAGTTCAACACCGTTGAGTACAACTTGTAGCATGTAGCCAGCGATATTAGTAATATCCAGAAGCAAGTTATCAAGTACATATGCGCTAGTGCTAGCGCTAACTGTGAACCGCTGAACATAGCCAGGGTCTAGCAGTCTGTTGTTGGCAATAACAACAGTGTTCCATTCATACGGTACTGTGCTTTCCGGCTTAGTTGTTAGATCGTATGCTACTGAACTTCCGTCTGCTACTAGGCTTTCGACTGTTACTTTGCTGTAGTTCTTGTCAGTGTTAGCACTAAACACAGTGTATTCAATCTTTTCGTTAGCAGTAGCTGGATCACCAAGTACAATAGTAGCTTTGTTGTTTTCTTCAACAATTACATGATCAACGCTTTGACCGTTTACAGATACAATGCTTTGTAAATCGTCTTCGTATGTAGCACTCGTTAGTACATTAATCGTGCTTCCGTCACTTGTAAATGTGTCAGAATCTAGTATGTTTGCGCCCGATGTCCCAAAGTTATTAATACTAATTACTGCTCTATCTGTTGGTGCGCTAGTAAACTTAACTAACTTAGTCTCAAAATCAACAGTAAAGTCAGTATTGTAAACTTGTAATTCGTCATTAACTTTAACAATTACTTGTGTCATGTCAACTATAGCAGCATCAACAGCAAAGTCAGTAGCTGTGCCGTTTCCGTAGTGTATGTTTGTTGATATGTCACTGTTGGTTCCGAACGGTAATTCGTATACTTTGATGTTAACTGTATCAAGTACATGACCAGGTACATGCTCTTCAACACTGCCGCTGTTAATTGGTGTTACGAATCCTTCACCGTCTATAGTAATATCTTCAGCAAGAATACCTCTAGCATTTCCGTATGCTAAGTTGCCGCCGGATAGCTCAGTATCAATTGAGTTTGGATTCAGTGCGTAAGATCCATCACTAGTAGACTTACGAATTACCAGCTTGTCGCTGCTATCGTAATTAATAACAACACCAGTGTTGTTGCCGTCTGCTTGAATTGTTTCTAGCTTAAAGTCATCTAAGTAGAAAGTATCAGTTACGCCATCGCCTGTAAGTGTGCGCATTATTGCGTTTGGATTTTCAATAACTGTGCTACCGTCGAAGTTTGGATCATCTAGTCTTACGTTGTTCAAGTATACGTTGTACTGAATACCAGTTTCCAACGGAGTTGACAACGTAAGTTCTACAGTTGACTCATCAAAGGAGAACACTTCGTCATCATTTGTATCGTCATACGCATCCCACTCTGAAGTGTACCAAGCATCGTTATCCCAGCCTTGGATTTGATCAAAGCCTACGCCCTTAACTTCTACGCCGCCGTAATCTACGCCGGTCATAAGCTGAGTAAGATCATTGTCAAGTTGACCAGTAGTAGGAGCATAAAACTTGCCAATTCTATCCGGTGCGTTGAGTATGTCAATAGCCTTCTTGTAAGAAACTACAACAGTAGTGCCTTGCTCTAGTCTTTGGGTTGTAGTAATTCTGCCAAGCTCTCTTTTGTAGCTCTTATCTGTGTTTACTACATTTTCAAAAGTGTACTCGCTGCGTAGAAGTTCCACGCCGTTAGCAGTTATAGTAATGTCACTGTTGTAAAGCTGCATTGGCCACTTTAGATCGTACTCAAAATTACTACCGCTAGCAGTAAACGTTTCTTGAGCATCAATGTTAGTAATAGTAAACTTCTTAGCTGTTCTGTCAAACTTCATAGCAGTTTTAAGAGATCTAACCAAGCCGTTGCCTACTTCAATACTAATGCTCGCAGGAGTTCCGCCTTCTTTTAGGTTATTGTTAAGTGTTATAGTAGGTGCGCTTGTGTAACCGGATCCTGCGTTTACAATCTCCACCTTGTTTACTTTACCACTTGTGCCAATGTACGCTTTAAGTTCAGCGCCGCTTCCGCCGCCGCCGGATATAGTAATAACCGGAGCAGTGTAATAGCCTGTACCCGCATCATTAATATGAGCTGCTGTTAGTTCGTAACCTGCGTTATCGTACCAATGCTTGTTAGGATAGTCTTGAACAAACTCATTAAGTATTTCGATTTCGTTGTTACGAATCTTCGAAGTAGGATGCTGTAGTGTACCAGTTGTGTTATCGTACACTGGTGTTAGATCAAAGTCAGTAACAAACGAGCGTGTCGGCTCAAGACGTTCGTAAGAACTTAGGTATTCTCTAATTTTACTCTTGAACGGCTTGACTTCCTTAATGTAGTCTTCGTAATCCGCTAGGTTGTCGTTGTTAAATGTAACATCTTTTCTAAGCTGTCCTACATTGTGCTTGGCTTTTACAAAACTTGTCTTGAATACCCAGTCAACATTAACTTGTTCACTTAGCACGTAACGCAAACTAGCAAAGAATAATTTATTAAACTCTTCAAGCAGGTCGTCAACAAAAATGCTATCTTTGATTTCGTTAAGGATAACTCTTAATTCAACAGTTGGCAGGAAGTCATAGTTTCTAATATCAAAGCTATTACTGTCATAACCAAACGCTGGTGGTAAGTACAAGTTACTGGAGAATTGGATTGTACCATTTTCCCTACCAATTGTTTCGTAATCAACAGTATAATCTAAGCTGTTAGTTGTGTTCACTCGTCTTAGCAGCAACCAACCGCCTGTGCCAATGTTGTTGATCTTTACAACTTCGTTGCGACTAATGTTAGCGTTTACTAACTGGTTAGATCTTTCAACAATATGATCAATACGAGTGTTATTGTTGTAACCAGTAGCATACCAATCAGTGTAATCCCAGTAAAGTGTAGTATCGTAGCTCTGCTTCTTTGTTCTATTCCAAACTTTAGCAGTATTGTCTCTTTCGTATATAGACCACTTGCCGCCGATAGTGTTGTCGTTGTTTACTAATACACTGAACTTTCTAACACTTAAAATTGTGTCAGTAGTTCTGTAGTTTGCGCCTTTGTTAACAACTGTTGCCGTAGCTACTTTACCGAGCGAGTTAATAGTAACTTCGATTTCAGCATCAGTACCAATACCAAATACTTCTATCTTCGGTGCTACTTTGTAACCTCTGCCTGCGTCTGTAATTTCTACACGTTCAATTTTGCCGTTTTCAACTACTGGCGTTAGCTTAGCAGGTGATACTTTTTCAACTTGTATATCATTAAGATCATCTAGATCATCTACTGCTTGGTCGTATAAGCCTTCGCTAATTGACGCAGGAAGATCTGCGTCGAACAGCGCAGTAAGTGACTTGTCGTCAACAATTAAGTTGTCAACGAGCACATAGTTAACACGTTCAATAAGCTGCTTTAGCGCTTCGAGTCGGTTAACAAACCAGCTCTGTCTTGGTTTAGACAGTGTGCCGTAGCGATACTTAGTTGGGATAGTTGGATCCGGAACTGGGAATTTATTAATATCGTACCCGATCAAGCTATCAAACCATTTGTTAACAATATCGTCAGTAGGTTGACTTGTTTCTAAACCTTCTGAAACAATTTTATATTGAGTGTGAACGTTGGTTCTTTGATCACTTGCTGTGTAAAACTGTACGTTAAGCGCAACGTCGTTGCCTACAAGGTGCTTGTTAACATTGTTAAGTACAAACCTATCCGATGATAGGAAGGAAATTGTTTCTAGGTTGTTGCTAACCGGATTAGCAATGTAGCTAGCAATTTGCTTAACGTTTATATTTCTACTCATAGTAGCCGGCACTGTGTCCTTGTTCTTGACCCAGAAGTAGTACTTTATAGAGAACGTTTTAGAAATACTGTCGTACACTCGCTTAGTTACGTAAGCACTATCACTGTATTTAGATGTACCGGTAATACTGTTTCGCACTGCTTCTCTATTATTAGCCAACGACAACTTGTCGTATGCCGAAGGAGTGTAGTCACTTTCAATCCATTCGTAAACATCAATTGTACTACCTTCAAATAACGTGTTCCAAGTTTGCGAGCTGTATACAATATCATTTTGGTATGCGTTAATGAATCTAGCGTTAGAAAGATCCCACCATACTTTACCAACTTGCTCTGGTCCCCACGGTGACTTAGGATCAAGGATAATAGTTCTTGATAGTGCTAAATCATCAGTGACTAGTGTGCCTGTTGCTACAGAGTACATTGCCGGGTCGTCGTTTGTCTTGTAACTAATTTCTTGATCAGCAGCACCGGCAATCTTACCTTGGAATGGATCTAGGTGATCTAGGCTAGTAATCTTCTGATTAGTTTTTGTGTTGTACAAGTAAACTTCTTTAATTTTGTTGACATCAACTGTTGGCTGGATTGCTCTCTTAACTGACCATATCGGACTGCCAACTGTGTTAATCTTAAAGCTGTAAATTTCACCCATGTACGTTGTAGCATCAGTTTGCGGCTTAATTGGAATGCCAACAAAAATGTTGTTATTAGTTAAACGTATGTGCTTTCCAAAGTTAACAAGGTCTTGAGCAGCAACGTCGATCTTCTGTGCTAGCAAGAATTCATCATCAACTTTTTCGTATAGATAAACTATACCCTGGTATTCGTTAGTGTAACTAAACTTAGTAAAGTTATTATCAAAAGTTGTACTGTTTGAATCAAGTGTAGTAGGTACAATCGCATTACCGTTTCTTGACGATATAGCTAACTTATCTCCGTTAAAGTCTAAGTTGTATCCAAATTCTTCGCCACTAGAGTAAGATAAGTTTTCAAGTGTTCTGTGTAACTCAAACTGTCCGCTTACTTGCTTGTATATAAACACCTGACCTTCGTTATAATGGTAAGTGTCAGCAAGTGGCGCACTTATAGCAATGTACATACCGTCTTGACTAATTCCAAGGCTATTTGCTAGACCAAAAGTAGTGTTGTCTAATGCTGTGCTTGAATCATCGCCTGTTACAACAGTTTGACTTAACTGGTAGTTTTCTTGTACATTACGATATACAACTACTGCTGTTGGCTTGTTATTGTATGTTACTTTTACAACTACAACGTCACCGTTTTTAGAAACGTCAAACTCAGAAGCAAATGTTTCCATTTGCTCGTCATCTAGAGAGCCAATATAACTACTACTGTCATTAATGACAACCATGTTAGTGCTGTTTGGAATGAAGCCTACGTAATCAATGTAGTCTTCTTGTAATGACCAGTTGTTGACATCAAACGCACCCGGTGTTAGGTTAGTTCTAGCTTTGTAAAGTTGATCTCTGTCGCCTGATACAAATACAACGTCGCCTGTTCTGTAGTTTAAAGTTTCGTCAAAGCCGCCTTTGTACGCTTTAAACTTTGAGAACTCCCAAGTATACTCAACATTGTTAAACGTGCCGTTGTTTACAAAGTATAGCTTACCAGGCAAGCTTGTAGCGCCGCTGCCTGCTGCGCCAATAAATGCTTTATAAGTATCGCCGTTCTTACGAACTTTAACATTAGATCCAAGGTGTAAGTTAGTTTGCGTATCAATAGTTACATAAGAACCTTGCTCTGCGAAGCTAGATCCCTTAAATTCATAAACAGAATACATACCTTGATTAGTATAAGCACTTGCTGTTCCGTCTGCGTCAGCTGGAATGTTGTAAACTTGTTCCCAGTTGCTGTTTAGAATGCTCGGAGCATCGTTGGAAACTGGTTCACCTGTTACTTGTCTATTTGTGTAGAACCAATATTCTGCGTCTACAAGTTCAGTAACACTTGTGTCAGTCGGTAGCGCAATATTAGTGCTAGTATCAATTACAATAAGTTTACCGATGCCGTTTGCTACAGAACCAATACTTACTGCTTGTATATCACCAATTAGTCTGTCTGCTTGGTATACTGGGTTAGTGCTGCCAGATACTGCTAAGAATTCAAGCTCAGACGTATCGCTAAACAACTCGCCCTTGCTCCAAGCGCCTGCTGTATTAGATACAAACAGTGTAATATCAACGCCGTCTCTTTCGTAGAACTGAACTGTTGCTGTTGCGCCTGTTGTAACATCACGCACTACCTGTCCTACTAGTGGCTCAAATGGTTGACCACTAGTGTCAAACTGTGTAAATCGTACTTTAATGTAACCATCCCATAAAGCGTCAACAGTTACTTCAGTGTTTGTATCAGTAGTTGTTAAACCAATAGTTGTTAAGTCTTTAAACTCGCCAGTTGTGTAGTTGGCTAACTGATTTACGTAAATGTTTACAGTGTCAGTAGCAGACAGTGCATCTGTAAGTGCTTTGGGAGCTCTTATTACCCAACGACTATCAAGCTTGGCGCCAGACACATCGTCTGCGTTTGGATAACCTTCGCTTGACAGTGTTCTAATAAACGAGTTAATGTTATTTTCACTATCTACAGTTACGGTGTTTGTGTCAAGTACATTGTAGTAGTAATTACCAAATGTACTATCATTGCTCATGTCTACAAATACTAAACCTTTGCCCGTGTCAGACAATGTAGATGTTAGTGTTGGTGTGTAGCTTGGTGTAGAAATCATCCAGAACCCGCTGTACACTGTGCCATCTGTATCTAGCTGCTTAACAAAATCACCAACAAATTCGCCAGTTGTTCTAAACATTGAATCTGTAGAGTTAAATGTGCCAGAAACTTTATTTAGGTATATCACATGCTTGTTTTCGTCATTAACGTGAACATACGCAACTACGCCAGCGCCAGTAGCAGTCTGTAATGTTTCGCCTATTTCTGGAGTAACGTTAGTGTTGTCAAAGAACACTACTATGTCAACACTGTTAATAATACCGTGAGTGCCGCTAATAAAGCTGTCGTTGATGCCAGCAAACGTTCCGCCGAATGGCTGCTTGGCTGCTAGTGTTTCTTGATTTTGATTTCCGTATGTAAGTGTATTCCACTGTAGCGACACTTGCCAATCGTTATCACTTGTAATAGTGTTATCGTACAATGCTTTAGGAGCACGTACAAGAATGTGATCAACTTGGTCGGTGAACGCAGACAAGTTAGTGTCTGTACGTATCGCATAGTTACCTATTGCCATTGCCGGTGTATTGTATCCTGCGTTACTTTGTTCGCCGAGGGTATATACACCCTGTACTACACTCGAGAATGTATTAAAGTTTGCTCCTGCTGTCACTGACGGTAAATCAAACTTTGCTTTCCAAATTCTATCTTTGTAAGAAACAATATCATCTTTATCGTAGTCCGTTGATAGCGAGAACGCACTCTTGTAGTTTGTCTTTACATTAGACGCATTCGGCGAACCTACTAATAACCATTTACCGTCTTCACTCAAATCTACCGAAGCGCCAAACTTTTGATTATCAGCAGCATACGCCGCTGGTTCAATAACTTGAATCATTTTGTAGCCGACTCTACTACTGTTTCTCTTGTAAACAAAAAGGCGTCCGTTACTGTTATCTGGATCTCCGGCAATAATAACATTGCCAGAACGATTAGAAGCTATAACACTAGCAAATGTCTTAGAGTATTCAAAATCCGGATCATCTTCTGTATCAGGTCCTGTAATTTCCGAATCAACACTAAACAGGTTATTGTTTTCAAGTACTTTCCACTCGTCGGTGCCTACGTTGTCAAGCCATATAGTTGTATTCTCACGGAAGTACTGCTGTAGGTTAGTGTTAGCAGCATTTACGTCAGCGTGTCTAGCAGATTCGAATCTAGTTAATTCACCGTTAACATCTTCAGTGCCGTCAAAGTTACCACTTTCTCTAAGTGTTTTAAATTCTTCAGTATCGGGCATTTCTACTGTTACAATGTTATGAGTTACGCCAGTTACCTTAGTTAAGAAGCTAAACTGCTCATAGTTTGTAACAGTATCTAGTGTCTTAGTGCTGTCAGCAAGGACCACGTCACTTGCTTCCATTCTCCATACAGAGTGTATTCCAATAACATCACCAACAGCAATATCTTCAATTTCGTGACTTGCTGTTATTTCAATGCTGTTAGCAGTTAGAATAATGTTAGTGATTCTAGTATTAGTATCAACGTGTCTTAGAACGTTCCAGTTGCTGTTCTCGTTACCGACCCAGATAAACTCACCTTCGGGAACTTTGGAAATATCAACACCGACAACATCGTCTAGTGTTGGAACAATAAGACTTACATCATCTTTATGTACATAACCAGCAGTGTTAACATAACTGTCAACAACAGTTTTTGCTGGGAATGGACTGTTGTTGTAGTTCTCAGTTTGTACTGAAACTTCGTATGGTCTAATTCTGTAAACTGTATCAGTTGGTGCTACAGGCACATCGCTTGTTAGCAAAATAGGCTGAGGATTTACAAGTATCTTAGATTCGTCAATGTTTATTTCGAGTTCGTCAAACGAGTCAACAGCGCCGTACTGGCCATCTCTAATTGCCCACTCTTCGTGGAACTCTAAACTGTCTTTTTCACTGCTTGCTAATACGTCAAACAGTTTGGATAAAGAGTTTACTGTTCCTTTTTCAAGGATCATGCCTTGGTAGAACTTGTACTGACTTACACTGTTATTAATGATATTCTCTAAGTAATTACGCTTTTGATAACCAATTAAGTGCTGAGCAAAACGCTGCTGCTCAGTATCAAGGTTATCACTATCAAGATCGTAAAAATCAGTGAACTGGTTTACTTTGTATTCAAAGTTAGGTAGTAGTCCCTGGCGTGGCTTTTCGTCCAGCTTGACCCACTGACTTTCTACAAACTCATTGCTGCCTGCGATCTTTTCATCAGCAACATAGTAGAACTGCTTGAACTTAACAAGGCTGCCAATTGAGTATGCTTTAAACTGCTCCCATTCAGTAGCAGTAGCATCGTCGTATATAAACCCTGGAATATTTTTACTACCTGTCCATTCGTCAGTTCGGTATCCAAGTAGCTTAATGCGCTCTTGTCTGTACCCCGGCGTTTGATCGTAAATTACATCGTTGAACACAGTTTCGTTATCTAATAAAACAACGTGCTCAGTTTGGGTCATCGGTAATTCAACGTAAAATACCCCGGCGCCAGTGACGTCTGGATTTACGTAAAGAATAAAGTCATTATCTCGACGATTAATTGTTGTGTTATCAAGCTCTAAGTAAGTACCGTTAGCTTGTAACAAAGTATAATCATTTGGTCCTGTTGTAATATTAGACACAATAGAATAATTACTAGCTAATTGTAAGTACGAAGCACCTGGACTTAAAGAAATAACTGCTCCGTCACTAAGTTCGTATAATGTCCAGAACATAAATTCACGAATAGTGTGGTCCCAATCTAATACTTTACCAATGTCTTGATCAAAGAAATCAAACACAAAGCCCTTACTGGTCAAGTAAGATTCATAACTTAAAATAAAGTCTACTACTTCTTGTATTGTCGCAAACAGTGTACCGTACGGAACTTCAGTAACTGTACTTGTATCAAAGTTTGTTCTAATAACAGCGTCACGACCACCTGTAACAGGCAGATTAGGCAACTTAGCAAAGTTATTAAGATTAAACTCAATTTCTTGATTGTCTACTACGGTTCTATAGTAACTGTTGTTATTTCTAACTACAGTGCCCTTAGCATAAAAGTTACCACTTACCCATTCTACAAATTCTTCACTAACGCCGCCGACGTTAATTGTGCTGTCGCTTCCTCTCGAAGCAACTTTATGAGTTAAGAAGAAGCTGCGTGACTCACTGTATCCTTTAACTAGGAAGCCTTCGGCCCGGCGCTCGATAATTACGCCGCTGTAGTTAATTAAATCAGTCGGAGAGCTTTCGTTAATAATAATTTGATAGTTTTCTTCAGGTACAAAAACGTTGCCCTTGTTTAGCGGAGTACGACTGTCAAGAATTAGCTTTAGCTTAGACTGGTCAGTAAAGCCTGCTAGTTTAAATCCTAACTGGTTCTTGATCGACGACAATGTAGTTTTATAATTTTTGTAAGAATTAGATACACTAGTTTTAGTAAATTCAGCAATGTAATTAACTATGCCACTAGTATGTAAATCGGTTGTATCGGTAGTGTCTTGAGGGAAAGCAATATCCGCTAGGCGCAATCGAAGACCAGTCGGCTTGTATATTAAGTTGCCTGCCTTGTTTCTAATCTGGTTTACACGGTCAAAGCCAGCAGCAAACAATCTGCCCGGCTTGTTAAGGGCAAACGCAATAAGCATAGAGAACGGAAATTCGCTATGTCTGCGCCAAGCTGCTTCAACTGGACCGCCGTCGCCAAACACCCAAGGACGTTCGATGAGCTCCGAGCTGTAGTTAAACACTAGACCAATTTCAAGCGGAGAAACTAAATCGCCGCAATCGTCAACAGGAACAATGTTTATCAATCCTGGGCGCTTATAGTTGTCTCTATATTCAATTCTACGATCTTGATGGCGTAAGATACCTGCTTCGATATCTTCCCACATCAAGTAGTTTTCACTAGTATACGGAGCTTCGCCGTATGTTTCTTCCCACCATGTTGGCTTGATTGTTTCGCCTAGCATTTCCCATGGATGAGTATGTGGACGATCAGTGTCGTAGTAGTATTTGTAAATTTCACGCCAAAAGCCAGGCAGTGCTACATTGTTATCGTCAAAGCTTGAACGATAGTTGTAGGTAAATCTGTTGTCTCTGTTAAATGTTTGACGAGTGTAATCAACTGTTACAAGTTTTGTCCACTGGAAAAAGTCTGCTAGCAGAGTCTTGTCAATATTGCTTCTGCTAATATTGTTCGGACGATAATAACTTGGACGTACTTCTAAAATGTCAAACTCAGTAGAGTCATACGCAACTTTAAGGTTGTTGTAAATTCTCTTTTCAAGCTCAAGTAATAGGTCATCACGGTAGTCGTCGTATGCTGTTACAATAGATCCGTCGTGCCCTTGAATGACATTTACTGGAGTTAAGTAAGTATTGTCCGTAAACTTTGCTGGTTCGAACGCAGGATATAGTCCAAGCTTAGTCGGAGTTGGAGCAATGTAGTTACCTTTTGTACTGTCGTATTCATAAATGGTAATTACATCCTGCGGCTGCTTGGTTGCTGTTACTACCGCATAGCCTTCATCGTTGAAGGTATAGTCTTTACCGTGGATAAGCTGTACATCATTTAGGTACACCAATGATGCTTTGTAGCTCGGAGTAGAAAGATCAAAGTTTTCACCAAGTGGGAAATAAATCTCATCTGAATCTTCTACAGTATGCTCGGTCATAATAGCGCCGCTGTACGGAACCATGTCACTGAAGTAGAACACATCAGAAACTGATTTGCTTTTGTTAAGCTCTTGTAGAATTCTGTCAACGTGATTCTTTTGTGAACCATCAAAGCCTAGGTTTTCAGCAACAGTCAAAAACTCTCGCTTGAATCTGCTGTACTCAGTTTTAGCAAACTTAATACTCTTTACTAAGTTAACTTCTCTTTCAGTTGTATGGTACAACGGCAAGTTCATCGGCGCACTGTGCTGTAAGAATCTACGACCGTTAGCTGTTACGTTGCCCAGGTCACGTAGGTTACTTGTGCCAGGGTATTTGCCGTTAAATCCTGTAGTGTGTTCAACGATAGTCGAAACGTGATCGTTAATTTCACCAAGTGTAAAATCATCTAGCTGATCGTTATTTGGATTTCTTTCCATGCTATACGGAAACTCGTAGTACCCGGTATTGGTTTTAAGTTGACTGCTATTTGTTTTAAGTAAAATTACATCGTCTTTTTCAAGATCTTTTACAAATACAATTTTAGCAAAGTTAGCAGGGTGTTGTTCAATTGTGTAGTCAACATCTTTAACTTGGAAGTCATTATTTCTGTAAACAATAATATCCATAGATTCAACATAATCGTAACTGTCAACATAGCTATCAATTAGAATGTCAGTAAAAGTATTGTCGTAAACATACTGTCGTATTACAAACTGTCTACTCGAATCAACTTTAGTCCAGCCAGTTTGCTGTGTGTAAGAATCAATGTCTGTGTACAAGTGTAAATAACCAAGCACTGTGGTTTGTGTTTTTACATCTTGATTTTCAACATAGGTAAACGTGTCAGTCGAAAGATCCGACTGGAAGACAATGTCGCCTACATTAGTAATGTTTTTGTAAGATAACGGAAAGCCTAATTCATTGTCGTTTGATCCGGTTCCTTCCTTGTAACTAAACATCTTAGTACCAGTAAAAGTAGTCGACGGATAAATTGTTGCGTCAGCAAAGCTGTAACCGTTTTCGTCAAATACGTCAAACAGCGGAGCTTGGTTCACTGCTGTTTTCTTTTGTGTGTTTATCCAAGCGCTGTTTTTGTAATGTAAAGTAGTGCCTTTGAATTTGTTGCCGCTTTTAATCAATACAGTTTCGCCCTCTGCAGGAACACTGTCACTTTCTTCTACAAGTGTTATCTGTCTTTGGCCACTGACATTAGCATCATCAACAACAGTTCCGTCGTAAGTAAAGTATTTTACTCTAAAGATTCTATTCTTTACTAATGGATCAGGATCGTTAGTAAACATTACTCGCTGACCATTAGCAAGCTCTACACCATCTACAAAGTAACCTAAGCTGCCTTCAATAGTAGAAAATACGTCAGCGGTAAAATCGTCAACTAAGTCGACGCTTGTTTTAGCCTGTGTACCGAAGTTAGAAAGCTTAATGCCACTATTAAATTCAATAATTGGGCGACTTGCTTGTGCTGTAGCATCAACACTTACAGGTTGATTGTTAGCAGCAGCGCTCGCTTCAATAACACTCTTATGGAACCAACGGTTATGTCTTGTCCATAAATTACCATCATTTGCCGAACGATTAATTGTGATGTAATCTTTGTCTTGCGAGTAGCCTAGTGCTTTACTGTATGGTAAATTGTCAAAGCCTAGTGTGTCAAAATTCACTGTAATTTCTTCAGTGAACTCAGTAGCAACATCTAGTGAATCTTCAGCTATCAGTTTAATGCTCGATCCTACGCCTTCTACATAAAACTCTTTGTTAGCGTAAGAAGCCGGTGTAACGTCGCCGATGAACTGAATTTTCATTCCGTTGCTAAGCGCTACGCCGTTGCCGGAAGTGTATGTTTTCATCCCAACAATCTCACTGCTTACATCAATAGCAGAAGCATCTTGAAGATCCTTAACTTCAATCTTACCATGAATATTAACATCGTTAGCAGCAACATACCAAATGTTGTCTGGAGCAGAAGTACTCAGCTCAATAGTTACTATGCCTTTTTCTAATCCTTGGACATCTACACCTTCGTACAATAGAATAGAAGAGCTATCAAGATCAAACTCAGTTTCAGTTGTAAGCTTAGACTTAAACGTAATCGGAAAGTCTGGAAGGTTTACGTCAAACTTATACTTTACGCCCCTGTATAAAGTTAGTGACGGATTAGGTGTTTCGCCGTCCGGCGTGAATATGTAGCTGTACGAGTCTAAGTTATCACTCAGTCGTACTGTAAATGTGCTTTCAACTTCGGTGCTTTGGCCAGCAATACTAATAGTCTGCGGTCCGGTTGGTAACCAAAAGTACTCTCTAAAGTTAGTAAATTTGTCCCAATCGATATACGGGTTCCAAGCATAGAATTCTTGCTCGTTTACTACGTTATGGTCTTGGATCGATCTGTTGTAGTTTTTAAGACTATTCATGTAATCGTTGTAGTCTCTATAAAGAAGAACGTTACCTAACTCGTCTTTGGCTACGGCTGCTGACTCAAGTTGATAATCCTCACGGGAAGTGCTTACGTCTTGAACATATACGTCATCTGCTGTAAATGCTTTAGCAGTTTTACGCCCTACATAACCATTGAGCTTGTTAACAACACCAGGTTGTATCATCTGGTCTAAGGTAGAACTAAGAAACTTCGAGTTAGAAGGTGTTCTAAAAATACGTGGTAAGTGCTCTTCACTTCTACGTTTTGACTTTCCTTTTACCGGAAGCTTTGGTTCGTCTTGAAAATTATCGTAAGCCATTGTTAATAGCTACCTCCTGTTGTCGAACTTGTACTTGTACTTGTTACATTCAAGCTCGTGCTCTGAATACCTGTGTTTACTGCGGTAGTACTTGTGGAAATATTGCCACTTGTCTGTAGTTTAGTAGCAGTTACTTCGTCAATAATTTCAATATCACTAACTCGTGCGCCACTAATGAATATTTCGTCTGCTTCTGCTTTTACTTCAAACAAACTACCAAATACGTCTAATGAACTGTTTGGTACAACTACAAATGTTACTAAGTTCGGACTTAGTTGCTGTAATACATATGCTGTTAGTTCCGAGAAGTAGAACGTGTCGCCAAAGTCCCAATTTTCCAAAGCAAAGAATTGGTTAATAGCCGCTAGTGTCTGTGCTATTAAATCATTATCGTTAATAACTACTTCTGGATTCTTTACAATTTTAAATGTTGCCTGCAAGTTAGAGTCTGCTTTATTGCCAAATAGTATCTTATACTTAACCGGATGGTAAACAATTTCATCACTAATTGACTTAATTTTGTTAAGCTCTGTACTGTAATTCAAGTACAGTTGATCACTACTTGACGGAAGCGGATAAGTTGCTTGATCCTGTAGGTAAAGTCTAAACTGGGTGTCATAAGAAGCAGTTAGCATGTAAACGTCAATTATATTACTTGCGCTTGGATCTAAACGTCTGTCTTTATCCGCAGCGTGAACATAGTGGAATTTAATGTTGTCTCTGCCTTTGTGTCCTACGTAATCTGCTGTAGTTAACAATTGGCTTGTTTCTTTGTTTAATACTTGGAATAGATTTTCTTGTATAAAGTAGAAAATTTGTCCATCATCATAAACACTAGTAACTTGTAAATCACTACGCTTAGCAAATATAACAATAGCATCATTTGAATTATCAAAGTAAGTGTATGTCTCAGTACCGTCGATATTTGTTTGCTTTTTCCTAAACACTACTTTACTAGTTTCGTTTACGTCTTCAGCAACTACTTGTTCGAACAAGTTAGGGTCGTCTACTACACCATCTTCGTCGCTGTCAAAGAACGTAATTTCAATTTTACTACTATCAACATAACCGTCAGAGTCCCTAACAGTTGCTACTATTTCCCAATCGAAATCAGTAGTAAAAGATTCTAAGCTATCGGGCTTTGTATTAATACTCAATACTGAAATTTTATCCTTGATAACTTTACCAGAACTAGTTTCAAATACCTTATCCGAAGAGTCAAAGAAGAATCTAATCTCACTAGGGCTTTCAAACACGTATCGACTTGTACGATATGTAATGTTATACTTTTTTCCAACTGGCTCAAACAACAATATCCAGCTTGAGTCAACTTGCTCACTTGAAGTGTTGCCTGCTTTTGTTAGCGAGAAGTTACTAATTAAATCCAAGTTGTCCAGTGTAATTACTTTCCACTCCTGGCTAGTACTATCAAATCGTAATCCAAATGTGTTATTAGAAAAACATTGATCTATAATTTGGACTTTTATGTCGTCGGTAATAATATTTGCTAACTTAGGAATAACCCTGTCAAGTTTAGCACCAGTTGGAATACTGTCAGTAAGCTTAACAGCGCCGGAGCTGTCTGTGCCTGTATCGGTGCCATCACCTTGTACGCTTATTATCTTAGACCAAATATATGTCTTAGCGCCTATATGGTCAGCAGCGCCTGCCATTAAGGTGTTGTCATCCATAAAGTGGAAGCCGTCTGGTGCTGTAAATTTTACAAGTGTGTTTGGTACTAACAAACTAAGTGAAGACTTAGAAAAGCTTCCTAGTGGAACATTCTCGCCACTTGTGTCAGTTACAAATCCTGTATTTTGATTAGTTTTAGTTGTTTTGCTATCCCAAGTATAGTTGTTATCAACAACAGACAGAACCGGATACTCGTTATAGTAAAAATTACGTATGTTGTAATCTTTAAGTAACGGCTGAATTGTGTTTTCTATAGCACCTTCGATATCAGTTTTAGTTTCGTAAGTAAAGTTAGTTTTACTAGTGCTGTCTTCTTTGTAAATAATACCGTCGTTGCCGAACAAATTAGTTTTGCTGTATCTTCCGGTACTGTCGATTAAATCAAAATACCTACTAATACCACTGCTAGTACGGTTTACGCTTTTTACTTTTACAACTTCTTGATTGCGTGTTAGCGGAGCTACTTGATAATCTTCAGCTGTAATCATTCTGTTCTGAGTGTAGTAGTTACTAGGCGCATTATTTTTAATATTTTCATTTGATTCAGAAGCTGCGCCGTTGTCAATTGCCGTCTTTAGCTGTAGCGTAAGCGACAACGTTTCTAGTTTATTTGTATGACTAATGTACGGCATTGTTACTGTTATAGTACCTAAGTTGTTAGGTGTAATAATAGTAGTAGAAGAGTCGCTTATTCTGTAATAAACTTTGAAATTACCTTTCGGTACATTGCCAAATACACCGTCGCCGAACACCAAGCTCATTCTATCTTCAATACGTGTTTGTACACTGTAAATGTTCTTAACGCCTTTTTCAACACTGTTGTAAATTACGTTGTTACCTTCAGTAGCACTAACCTTTGTCCATAGCTCAGCTTCCCTGCCAGCGTCGTCGAGGGAGTAAAGCCAAACATCAGTTTCGTTAATGTTTATATCATCAATAGCAACTACTTGATTAGTAGTTGGATTAGATAAGAAGAACGTACCGTCTACAAGCTCACCTTGTCTAAAGTGTGTAAAGTAACCGTTAGAATCACTAGCTTTGCCTTTGCCGTCATCTTGGTAGATAAAGGAAAACTTGTTTCCTAGGAATGGATCCTCTTCTTGGATCATGCCTTCGGAAACTTTTGTACTAACAACTTCGAACTTTTTGTTTACACCATTTACAGCTCGAGTAAACGGAAACAACGGTAAGTCTTCGTTGTTAGAATTAACACGGTACTGCTCAGTGTACACACCATTTACTGTGTCTTTAGCAATTGGATTTCCAATACCAGCATTTACAGGCAGAGCAGCGTTGAGGATTTTTGTAATTTGCTCATGACTGTTAGCATTTGTTAGATCGTTCCAAACAACTTGTGTACCAGCTAGGTTTAACCCGCTGCTGTCAAAAATACGTTCAGATGTAGCAACACTGTGTAGCTTTAGTAAGCCGTTCGCAGACTGGTTACGCTTAGCATGATAACTTAGCAGTCTAGCTAGGCGTAGTACGCTTTCTCTTCTTTCTGCTGTTTCAAGAAAGTTTTCTCTAGCGTTTAGATCTGTTCTAAACGAAAAGCTTTGCCCCAAGTACGCAATAAGATCAACAAGCGCCATGTACTCACTAGATTCAATGTAGTCGTTAAAGTCCTCAGGGTAATTAGTCCTAAGGTATGTAACCATTGTACGGCGTAAGTTATCAAAGTCATATGATAAGAACTCAGCGTTTCTAAAGCTTTGATAAATGCGCTTCCAGTCTTCAGCAACTAAAAGTCTATTCTGTCTGTCTGTTGTTGACATTTCGTTATCCTCGTAATATAATATTTATCCAGGATAAAACTAGTGTTTTTTAAGACAGGTTGGCTCCGAACGGTACTGAGCTTCTTTGGATATTCTGCGTTGTAGGTAGCAAGAACCCGGCTCTTTGATCGAACCTAAGCTGCATATATTCTGTCAAATTGTATGGTCTGTACAGTATGCTAGCTTCAATTTGCACGCCGTGATCGTACTGATCAACTGTGATCTTATCAACTGCTACTCGAGGATCAAAATTACAGATTTCAGTAACGTTTTTTGTAATAGCTTCTTTAAGTGTGTCTGTTAACGGCTCAAATAGTACGTCCCAAATAATAGTACCAAAAGTAGGATCACCTAGCTTTTCGCCTTGACGTATATGGAAGTGATTTATAATATCTTGCTTAATACATTCAAAGTCATATACTGTTACACCTTTACGGGTTGGATCAGTAGTAGAAAAGCCAACATATGTTCTGCCGGGTAATCCGTAATCAAAAGATCTACGTGACGGTACTACTACTTCCTTATAAAGTTTTTTCTCTAATTTAGCCATTAGTAGCCTCCTCTATCTTCATGTACTTTTACGTTTGCGTTACCTGTATCCGAGT